ATGGATATGGCTGGCAATCGGAGAGATTGCCGACGTTGATACTGCACTGCAAGAGTTCCGCAAGTCCTGAAAAACTGGTGAACATGCCGGTGAGCATTAAGACAACGAAGATTTTATTTTTCATATACATGTCCTTATTGAGTAGTGCCGTCACTATAAAACACTTTCTAGAAGCTGCCGATTCGCAGCCTTTTTTATACTCTAAATTCAGTTGTGAGGACACTCACAGCGATAAAGGTTTATTAATGTCCGAGCAGGTATCACCACGGTCGCTGATTCCTGGGGCTGGATCACAATGTTGTATTTTATTGGTCTAAAAATGGTTAAATTCGCAAATATTGTTAAATGTCATCAGGATTAATCTGAGATGATGAATTCGCCCCTTCAAGAGCTAAGCCATTACGAGTGCCGGAGATAAGCGCCGGGTGGGGCAGGCACTACATCTTTAATTACAGAAGTTACTTGAACCCGCCAATGTGCGGGTTTTTGCGTTTTTGAGGCTGCCAATTTGGTGGCCTTTTCTCGTTTTGGCGGCCAGTCAATCAGCTAACCACTCATCCTTTCGCAAACGGACTGAGCCGCTAAACCCCTCACTACTACGCACCCAACCGGACAACCGGAGGGGGAGATTATGAGAATGGACAAATTGACTACAGGCATTGCGTACGGAGCCTCTGCCGGTAGCGTCCTGAACGGCCTGTTGAATGCATTTAGTCCGGATCAGTGGAACGCTATAGGTGTGCTGGCAGGTATAGCTGTTGCGCTCCTCACATACCTGACAAACCTTTATTTCAAAATTAAAGAAGACCGCCGCAAAGCACTCAGAGGTGAATGATGGCAACTCAGCCTGGTATCAAAAGCAAACTCAGCAAAGCTGTAATTGCTCTGATTATTTCTGGTGCCAGTGCTTCAGCAATCCTAGGCCAGTTTCTTGATGAAAAGGAAGGTAATCGCCTGACTGCTTATCAAGATGGCGTGGGGGTCTGGACTATTTGCCGCGGCGCAACCCGTGTTGATGGCCGTCTTGTTTACAAGGGAATGAAGCTCACAGCAGCGAAATGCGCCCAGGTAAATAAGCTGGAGTCAGATAAGGCGATTGCCTGGGTAAAGGGAAACGTCACCGTCCCGCTGACGCAGCCACAAATTGCCGGAATCGCTTCATTTTGCCCTTACAACATCGGTCCGGCGAAATGCTTTACTTCGACGTTCTACCGCAAACTTAATACTGGTGATAAACGCGGTGCCTGCTCGGAGATAAAACGCTGGGTGAGGGACGGTGGCAAGGATTGCAATATACGTGCGAATAATTGCTTCGGTCAGGTGCAACGACGTGATCAGGAAAGCGAACTGACGTGCTGGGGGTTGGATGAATAACAATTTATTGATTGTGCTGGCCTTCTTCGCTGGCGCTGCCCTTACCTGGTGGATTGAGGGAATACGCTGGGATGCTGACGTTTCCAAACTTAATGGAGCCCACACCGCAGAGCTGAAGAGACAAAGCGATCAGGCAGTGATTGACCTGACCAACCAGAAGAAGCGTACAGAAGCGGCACAGATTGCGTTGGCGGCGCTGGATGCGAAACACACGAAGGAAATGGCAGATGAGCAAACTAAGAATGAAAAGTTGCGCGCTGATGTCGCTGCTGGTACTCGCCGGGTGCGAATCGCCGCGGCAAACCTTGCTACCTGCAAACTCATCGGGAATGGCACTTCCGGCACCAGCAGCTTGGGCGATGCAGTACAAATCGACCTCACTCCTGCAGGTGGACAGACTGTTCTCGATCTCAGAGCAAGCATTATCAAAGACAACGAAGTAATAGAGTATCTTCAAGGCTACATCGAGTATTTAGCCAAACAAAGTACACCTTAATGGCCTAAGTTAACCCCATCAATATGAACTGAATGGGATGGATGTTGCGCCATTTTTACAGCCTCCCACTCGCTCAGGCTGTATGGCACCGCTTTCTGAATCGCGACAAAATGGCCCTTGTCATGGTTGGCTATATATCCGTCGATGACAGGCGTAAGCATGCAGTTTAAGGGGACTTCAAGGTTAGACTTAATCCATATCAAGAACTTTAAATCCCCCTCCGCCGTAACTTTTAATATTTGCAGGTTATCAGGCGTTAGAAAGATTCCATCCACAACTTTCCATTCCATCTTTTCTACTCTATTGGCATTGTCATCTAACAATAGAGCACAAAATGGTAATTTACGTTAAAAAATTAAAGATACTTGAGGTAGGTCCAAAGGCTGTTCTCAGTCTCAGAGAATCAACCAGCAGAGACGACGAAGTGATCCAATACCTTCAGGGCTATGCCGCTGAAGCCCAGAAGCGTTGCAAAATTTATTGAATAGAAATCAAGTGGATTCAATTGATTGAAAATGGTGACAAAGTTGTCAAAAAATCGTTGATTTACATGAGTATTTTTATGTGTTCTGATAGTTTTCACACCAGTAGGAGATAATGATGAAAACTTCAGAGTTAGCAACGTTTTTGGATTTAACTGACGAGCAATTAGAACAAATACCACTGGGGTTAGAAGACCTGAACGAGAATACAGGTAACTCTGGTGACACTATATATAACTACTATTTCGAAGTTCCTGAGTCGACTCCTTCAGAAATTTTAAATTCTAAAGGATGGGAAATTGGTGAAACAATCGAAGTGCCTCGAGATGTGGTTGAAGGTGATGACGAATACGAAGAAGACTGATTAACAATACTGTAAATAAGCTCAACACGAAAATTCGTTTTGTTCTTGAATCGACGAGACTTTACAGCAGGCATTAACTGAGTGCCTGTGATAATGGTTTATATTCGAATACCTTGAGAGCTATATTGTAATCTCGTTTAATTAAAAGGAGTTTACAATGTTAGAAGGTTATTTTAACGACACAAGCAAGAGCGTAGAAGAGGCCATAACTAAATCTCAACGTTTGCTAGCTGTACAAGCAGCACTTGAAATTGCAAAAGCTAGCGCTTCCTCCCCTACGAGTTCAACTGCAGCACACAAAATGAAATTTGATTTGGAGAATGCAGCAGATCAAATCAAAAACTTAGCAGATGCAATCCAAGAATCGCTTAAGTAAGAAATACAATCCCTATAACCGCCTTTTTAGGCGGTTTCTTTATATTTAATAACCAATCCAGGAGTAATTATGCAGGTCACTATCGATGGTGTCCCGTATGCGCCTGCGTGCAATTCTGGCGCTCGGATTGGAATCGCCATCACGACACACAACCGGCCTGCTGTTCTGGCAAAGACAATTGAACAGCATCTGAAATATCTACCGGCTGGCGCTAAATTAATCGTGATTGATGATGGTTCAGCGCCAGCAGCAACAGCCGCCGGTATCGAAATAATCCGGCATGAGAAATCGCTCGGGATCGTGGCTTCGAAGAACCGGAGCCTCGAGGCGCTGATCGATGCTGGCTGTGAGCACTTGTTCCTGTGGGACGATGATGCCTATCCGATCAGCGATAACTGGCATGTCCCATATATTGAATCGCCTGAGCCTCATCTGGCTTACCAATTCCTTGATCTCGCAGGCGCGAAGAAGCTGAACGATATGGCTGTGCTATATCGCGACGACCTGCATGTCGCTTACACCGGCCAGCGCGGCGTGATGCTTTATTACCACCGCAGCGCGATTGAAAAGGTAGGCGGCTTTGACCCGGTTTATGGGCGCGGTATGTATGAACATCCCGATTTGGCGCAGCGCATTCATAACGCTGGCCTGACGACGTGGGCAAATGCTGACGTGGCTGGTTCAAAAGCCCTCATTTATTCACTGGACGAACATGAAGCGGTTGAACGTTCTGTCGCTAGGTCTGACCGTGAGGCATTGGTTCGCAATAACGTAACCATCTTCAATGCCCGGCGTGATTCAGGTTATGCCGGTTATGCGGAATTCCGGCGCCAGCGTGATGTGGTGATCACTTCATTGCTGACCGGTCAGCCGGATCCTCAGCGCGGTGCCGTGATTAGGCCGGATGCATCTCTGCTCAGCACGTGGGCATCGTCAATCCGCGGCGCGGATGCTGTTGTGCTGGCTGACCAACTCAGCAATGCACCCGCGGGCGCGGCACTCGTTTCAGTTCCAGCTTTGCAAATGAGTCCTTACTTCGCTCGCTGGCTGCACCTCTACCAGTATCTCAGAGTTCACCCTGAATACCGCTTCGTGTGGTGTACCGACGGCACTGACGTTGAGATGTTGCACGAACCGTGGGAAGAGATGGAACCCGGCAAGATATATGTCGGATCAGAGCCTAAGACATACGCGGATCAGTGGATGCTGCAGAACCATCACGGCAAAGCTTACGCTGACTTCCTGAGCGAACACCGAAACAGCCCGCTGCTTAATGCTGGCCTGCTCGGTGGCTGTCGTGCGGATGTAATGGATTTTGCACACCAGATAGTCCGGCTTCATTACCTCAGCGAAAGCCACCGGTTCTGGGATAAGGGCAAGACTCCAGTGACTCAGTTTGATATGGGTGCCTTTGGCATCGTGGCGAAGTCATTCGGTGATCGAGTAGTAACTGGGCCCAAGGTCCACACCATTTTTAAATCTGACGGCATCGGTAAGGAGTTCGCATGGTATCGGCACAAGTGACCTTCTGCGTTGTAGGGCACCATAAGCGCCGAGACATGGCGACTCGCCTCGCTGACATGTTGTCCGCGCACCTGTTGATCGATGAAGAAGATCACGGCGCGAACTGGAATCACAGACGCGCTATTGAGTGGGCCAGACATCAGGACTGTCGCGTGGTAATACTTGAGGATGATGCTCTGCCATTACCGGACTTTACCCAAGGAGTGAATGAGTGGTTGGCCAAGTTTCCCGATAATCTCATCAGTTTCTATCTGGGTACTGGGCGTCCTCCGCAGTACCAGCAGCATATCGCAGCCAGCCTGATTGATGCCGATAGACGCCGAGCTGCCCACATCACGATGGACAGGCTAATACATGGAGTGTGCTACAGCCCGCCAGTTAGCGGACTAAGCCGCATCATGCAGAACTGGACCCGAACCAAGGCGGCTGACTATGCCGTCGGTGACGCGTTGGGAGGAAAGGTTATCTACCCCTGTTACTCGCTGGTAGATCATGCCGATGGCGAGACAGTTGAACGGCATCCCGACAACCAGCCAAGAAACGAACGCCGCCGAGCCTGGCGACTGACTTTATTTCCCGCTTGGAACAGCTGATGCAGAAGAAAGAACCTCGGGTATACGGCAGCAAGTGGAACAGAGCCCGCCTCGACTTCCTGAATGATAACCCGCTGTGTGTGATGTGTCAGGAGCAGGGGCGGACCGTGGCCGCCAGTGTGGTTGACCATATCGTTGCCCACAAACTTAAAGAGGCATTGCTCTCTGGCAATGTTGCCAGCATTAAGACAGCTCAGAAGCTGTTCTGGGACAGGAAGAACTGGCAACCGCTGTGCAAGGTGCATCACGACTCCACAAAGCAACGTATGGAGAAGAGCGGGCGCATCTCAGGCTGCGATGAGAACGGCCTGCCGATCGACCCGAACTCGCACTGGCACGCCGCCTGACGGCAGGCGATGGCAGAGACGGCAGAGGGGAGGGGAAATCTCTACCCCTCTCGCGCCAAATGACCGAGCTCCGTGCTTTGTACGCACAACCGCGAAATGAAAAGTTTTTTTCTGGGGCGTTTTTACCCCAAAAGCCAATAATTTCAACTGAAACCATTTTATTTGAAATTGATATTAATTCTCGTTTGATGGGAGGTTTCTATGGCCGGTCGTCGCCCGTGACTGGTGATATTGAAACCAACATCGATGCCATCTTGCAGAATGCACTAAACCTCAACTCGACCATTGATCACCAGTTCGCTCAGAACGGTGAGGTACGCGCTAATATTTTGACTGTAAAAACTACTGTCGCCGAGGTTGATCAGGCGATGGCTGATTTAACAACTCAGGTGCAGGCACAAATCGGTGACGTGACTGCGGCGCTCGAGGACAAACTGACAGCTGTTGTTGATGCCAGCGGCGCTTCAGCTATTTACACCCTGAAAACGGGCGTGCGGATCGGTGGAGTGATGTACAACGCCGGGATGTCTATTGCCGTACTGGCGCAGGCAGGCCAGCCGGTGGTGACGCGAGTGGGCTTTAACGCAAACCAGTTCGTGCTGATGTCGGGATCAGGTGACACGCAGTATTCACCATTTGCCGTGGTGAATGGCCAGGTGTTTATCAGTGATGCGTTTATCCAGGACGGGACGATTACAAATGCGAAGATCGGCAACTTCATTCAGTCTAACAACTACGTAGCGGGTGTATCCGGCTGGCGTTTGGATAAGGGCGGTACTTTCGTGAACTACGGTTCTGGTTCCGGCGGAAAGATGAAAACCACTAACACGACGATCAGTGTCGCTGACGCCAGCGGCGTACTGCGAGTCCAAATTGGTGAGCTGACAGGGGTATTCTAATTGGCTAGCTATGGTATTCAAACATGGAGCGCCTCGGGAACGCCGAATAATACTGGTTTAGTAAAGATCCTGATACTGGGTTCTGTCTATCTCTCAAAAGACCAGGTATCCGGGGCATGGTCGTATTCGGTACCGCCAGGTTATAAGGTGGCCGCGATGCAGTCGCCAGTTATGGGAGCCGAGCTTTCATCAGCCCGACGCAAAATAACCACGACAACGACCGGCGTCTCGCTTTCGAGCGCCGGTGCAGATTATTCAACCGGTACATTCACGGCAGCTGAGGGTTGGCTGATCGTCTACTTAGTGAAGCAATGACATGGCAAATTACGGGGCAATACTGGTCGATGAGTACGGTATTCCGTTCTCAACACCAGACACGACGCCGATGAGTCTGGTCTCAAAGAATGTGTACAACTTTGGCGGAAGCGGAGGTGATATTAATTTGGCCGTATCCGTATCCAGCCCCTTTGTTCTCGCCTTCAAGTCCGATGTAACCGGTGTTTATGGAAGGTTGAGTAATAATAGTGGTGTATACACACTCACGGTAGGCAGGCTTGCTGGTGGGAGTGTGGGAAATGTCACTGTTTATATTTTTGGTATCGTCATCCCTCAGCCCAAACCGGCGTGGGGGATAGCGATAAACAATGCTCAGGGACAGTGCATACTGACCAATGAAACCAAGGTCATGAATCCACCTATCGCTGTTGGAACGCCGGGTAATCCGGCCAACCTTGGGTACAACATAGATACCACACTCAGTGGGAATTATGCGGTAATGCCGCAGATGACTGGCTTAATGGTAGGTGTCATTCATTCTGGGGGGGCAACGCGCCCTTTCCAGTCACCCATTCAGACCTATGCATATTTCAACGGTTCAACCACTCGAATATCCTCCACACAGACAGTCAGTCCGGGAGGCGATCAGCTTGAAAATGTTGGCTATGCAAATTCAAACGACATGATATATACAATTGATATATCCGCTTATTAATCAATGCATTGCTACTTACGATCGTTTTTAACGATCAATTTCTATTAATTGATCTATCAAACTAATTATACCGCCATAAATATCGTTGTTATCGTTCCAGTATCAATATTCAAGGGACAGAAAAATGACAAAAATCATGATGGCAATTGGTCTGGCGGTTTTGGTCTCCGGGTGCTCAGGCATCCTTGAGAAGCAGCATCCTATCTGTAGTGGTACGGCACTCATTGGCGGGCAAGAAACGTCGGTGCAGATTTATGGCGTCCGTCAGGTCGCTCATCAAACTCAGTATCAGGCTGGCGATCCGTTCGGCTGGCGCTGGGTCAGTAAAACTAATTTCATCCGCACAACGTGCGATAAATGATGCAACCCTAATTATCTAAAACCCGCTCCGGCGGGTTTTTTTATGCCTGGAGCAAAACATGTCGGCAGGAACCATCGCATTAACCAATAACTCAGCAACCGTGTCGGGTACCGGAACCGCGTTTACCACCGACTTAAAAACAAACGACTTTATCGTCGTTATTGTTGGTGGTGTGACCTATACCTTAGGAGTCAAAGCAATAGCATCCGCAACATCACTAACGTTAATCACCCCATATGGCGGACCAACCGCCACCGGTAACGCATGGACAGCGGTACCCAATGCGACACTTGTAGGGATTACCGCTCAAGTCGCTGCAGATGTGGCCAAAGCCATTCGCGGTTTGAATCTGGACAAGGCCAATTGGCAACAGGTATTCAGTGGAACGGGTACAATCACGGTGACGCTGCCCGACGGGTCTACTTATACCGGCCCTGCATGGAGCAACATCACGACGTCATTGGCAGCGAAAGCGGCTAAAGGTGCTAATGGGGATATTACGTCACTTACCGGCTTAACGACTGCACTGTCGATAGGCCAGGGCGGTACAGGAGCAACGACAGCCGCGGCAGCACGCACGGCTCTGGGGGCCGCTCCATTGGCGTCACCGGCATTCTCCGGTAACGGCTCGATATCAGGTAACTTTACCGTGGGAGCGCAAGTTTCAGCGGGGCCTGCAGGGTTTTACACTCAAGGATTAAATAACCCAGCAGTTCAAGGCTCTTATATCGGTTGGAACGGAACCGGCCTAGTTGGAGGTGCTGATTTCCTGTGTAATCGTGGGACTGGCGATGGAGGCTTCCGCTTCCGTACTGTCAATAATACAAACACAGCGGTAATCACAGATTTCACCATGCTCAATACGGGTCAAGGTGTCTCGTCTGCGGGGTGGGTGGCAGTATCTGACATTGACGTTAAGATGAACGTTGTCGAAATTGAACCGGAAAAAGCGCTATCAGCACTCACCTCATGGCGGACTTGCTCATGGGATTACTGCGATGTCCCGAGCGAATACGACGAAGCCGGAAAAGTAATTTCGGTAACAAAGGGCGCTAAAGGTTTTGGTTTCATTGCGCAGGACGTCCAGAAAGATTGTCCTGATGCAGTCACATTGACTAAAAACCCGCAGCTTTATATCGACGAGGAAGGGGAGTTCTTCGCGAAAGAGGATACGCTATCGCTCAACACCCTTGGGGTATCAGCTGCATATACTGGTGCTGCTATTAAAGCATTAAAGAAACGCAATGAAGACCAGGCAGAACTTATCTCAGCTTTATCCGAACGGCTAAAACAGATCGAGTCAACGCTTGGGATTAACAACTAACCTGCTTCATAACTTTCTTTCCTTACTGAAAAGCAGCCGACATAAACAAAAAAGCCTTCGCGAACGAAGGCTAGTGAATTATCACCAAATTTAGTTTAGGAACAGGAGTGTTACTCCTTTGTTAAGGATAGCTCATGAAGTGGATTTGGCTTAAGTAAATGTAGTTTGTAGTTAAAAAAACCCGCGTTAACGGTGGGTTATCACAAGATAGGCACTCATAGCGCCTTGGCAGGCTTGCTGATCTTGTGTCAGTTGAACTAAGCGTAGTCGGTATGCGGAAAATTGATAGATTGCCGACTCATAATTTACATCTTCTGGCAGCCTGAACTTATGAAACATGAATTTCTAACTATAACGATCTGTTTTGCAGCTTTTGAGACAATGTAATCGTTATATTTCCCAGCGAAGAAGAACAGGGCAATCAGGAACCACCAACGATATTTCATTTGCACTCCATTGCTGAGTCATTGATACGGATGTTGTTTAGGCACAAAAACCCGGCTCGGTGGCCGGGTTGGCATTAGTGATCTTCAGAGAGTTGCTCTGGCGACATCGGAAGCTCAAAGCCCTGCATTCCTATATCGAAGAATGATTTAGACAGCTTGCCTCTAAAGTCTAGGTAAGCGATGTTAGAGCAATACTTTATGCGAGTTTCTTCGTTCTGTTCCCAGAATGCAGGCCCATCAACAATCTTGAACAAATACTCTGTCACAAGCTCAAAGTCCATTATCGCTTCATTTTCTGGACTCTTAGCAGATGCAGACGATAAAAAACGTAGTTTTACTCTTTTTGATTTTTTATCAATTTTATCAATAAGTTCTGACTTCAGGCTAAAAGCTACGTTAACTTCACCCTTTGGGACATTTTCTTTGTTAAAGACTAAGTTGTGTCTGAGCGTGGTAGATGAAAGCAACTGAATTGATTTAATAAAATCTAACATTTTCTTACCCGCAAGAGAGTGCGTTTGCTATGAATGCTGGCATCGAAAGATGCTCTTCGTCATCAACTTCTTCTGATCGAAAGCCCGAAACTAGCCTAGTTCTTGAATGTCTAGTGTAAGCGATGGTTTGACTGGGAATGTCGAGCCACTTAGAAGAGTGGAAAATATTTATTTCTTCTGACGCCTTTACAACGGCTTTCGTTAAAGCATCCAAATGGCTTAGGACCTGGCTGTTAGCTTCTCCAGTTGCAAGCATTGTTGAAAGATAGTGATTCAAAGTCACACCTTGCTTCTCTGCACTGAGAGCACATATGCGGTGCAAGTCTTTAGGTATGCGCAGTGTAACTCTGCCGCTGTAACTGTCTGATACAGAAGGAGAAGGTGCGGGAAAGGAAATCCCTGCATTTTCGCACATTTCTTTTGATGTGCTAATAGAATCAAGTGCGAGTTCTCTAGCGAAATTAGCGTCATCTGCATATTCAACTATGTCAGGGATTTCTAAAACTCTAGCAACATACAACCAATCACCTTCAATATCTTCGAGTTTTACAGATATTGTATACTCTTCAGGGCGATGGATTATTTTTTGCATAAATACTCTCTAGTTCTAGTTGATGTAGCTTTAACTTGCTGATTGTCGTAACAATATACTGAAATTTCATGCTTCGGTTAGGATGATGTCCGCAGTCTACAGAGTGTGTTTTAAAGGAGCCAAGTAAACTCAGCTCACAATGTATAAACAGACGGTGCCCCTCTGTTTTCCCTGCCTTATGTATGAATCCCAGTTCTTCCATGAGTGGTAGTAAACCTTTTTTTCCACAACAAGAAATAGATTTCTTGCGTTGTTGTAAGTCAGAGATAATTTCTTCTACTCGAGTCATAATAGCTGACACCGCCTGTAGTGTCACAGTTAAAATTGTAACCGATGCAGGATGTTGTAAACATCGGTCATACTGAGAAAAGTTATCGGCAATTGCTGCAAAAACTTCAGGCCGCATCTCACCGACCTCACCCGAACGTCTCTTCAGCCAAAGAAGCAGCCATGCGCATCAACGCGCACCATCTCAAGGGCTTTGGTCAGCTTATCGGTAGTCTCGTACAGTTCCCACTTTAGGCTTGCCCGCATCCAGTAAAGCTTCCATTCTTTCTGCGTTCGCACATAGGTGATCTTGGCTGAGGTAAGAACAGAAAACTCACCCGGCTCACCACGCCACACTGGGCGCTTCTCGCCTATCTCAATGGATTGGTCATCAATGGTGAAAACAATATCGAGTTCGTTCCTGACGTGCGCTGGCGGTCGGATGCTTTCGACAAACGCCCCGACTTCTTTTTTGACTGCGTGATATTCAAGGTCATTAAATGCCATGCTTCCTCCGTGACTTAATCAAACTCCAACTTTTGACTAAATTTCTCGAAGCATCATAGATCTAATCGGTGACAACCAAAATACTGGGGAAATATCAGGGGGGATAGCAAACCGGCCAGCGCATTCAACCACGAGGCCTCTGACCGGTTGCTGTCATGACGGTGAAAATATAATTTTGTGAGTCTTGGTTGTCAATCAGGCTGAAACCAGTCGTCGGTAGACTCCCACGTTTCCTGAAGTATCGCTTCGATATTTTCTTTATCGATGGTGCTCCCACCCATAACAGTTAAGCTATCACCGCCAGACATACGAACAGTGGCTTCGACATCGGGATATTGCTTTTTCAGTCTTTTGTTGAATTCGATTGCTAGGGCTGACATTGCACCAGCCGGTAATTTCTTTGTTTTATCGACGGTCACTTCTACACGCATAAATCCCCCTTATTCCACAGCGAGCCAGTTACCGGCATCCTCAAACATATCTTCCACTATTACGGCCAGACTGCCTTCTGCGCCTTGCTGGCGTCCGTATTGATGCTGCTGAGCGTCACCATTGGCTTCACCTTCACGTCAGCATCAGGGAAGGTGCCATGTACACGTTTGGTCAGTTCAGCAAGGATCAGAGCATTGGCGTTTGGCACACCGGCCATATTTCTTTTGTCGTAAATCAGCTCAACAAACATAAATCACCGCACACACATTAAACTGGATATGCATACAGTAATATTTGTTTTGTTAAAATAAAACCCTTCTGCAAAACTAAATTTATTCTTTGTAAATTCATGCAGTTACAAACACAATTTTTGCAAGTAAAGGCATGCTGAAATGGCGGTATTTTCTTTTTTATTCAATGGGTTAAATTATTTACTTAGCTCTGCGACTTCGGTATGGGTATCACTGCGGGTGCCGCGTATGCATCATCTGACCGTACAAACGATCAGACGACTTCTGCAGGTGAGAATTTTGCAGGAGGGGATAAAGCTGATGTCTGGACTGTGGGTACAA